CATAGATGGAGAAGAACTTAGAGAGCATTACGATGCTACCCTAGGAACTGGTAAAGTATTCCTATATGACAGCTTCGGTTCTAACACAATTGATAATATAATTAGTAAGGTAAGATACATGGCTAAAGGATTGGATTGTAAGTACGTTTTCCTTGACCATATATCTATACTTGTTTCTGACCAACAGAGTGGTGATGAACGCAAGGCTCTTGATGAGATTTCTACTAAGCTTAGAACTCTTATTCAGGAGACAGGCATTGCTTTGTTTATGGTTAGTCATCTAAAGAGACCGGGCGGTACTGCTCATGAAGAGGGTGGACTGACTTCTCTATCACAACTCAGAGGTTCTGCTGGTATTGGACAGCTATCTGATATGGTGATAGGTTTGGAGAGGGATGGTCAACACGATGACCCACAAATCAGGAACACTACAACGATTAGAGTACTTAAGAATAGGTTCTCAGGTTTGACTGGTCCAGCTTGCTACTTGTATTATGATAAAGATACTGGTAGAATGCTCGAAACGGACAAGCCAAGTGAGAACAATGACCCTGAAGATGAGTTTTAAATGAAGATAGTATTTGACATAGAGACAGACGGACTAGACCCAACGGTGGTATGGGTTGTAGTGACTAGTGATGTAGACACTGGTGACATGCATACCTTCTTGGATGAAGATAAAGATGAATTCAAAAAGTATTTATCTCAAGCCGATGAAGTTATAGGTCACAACATTATCAGTTATGACATACCCGCCCTCGAAAAGTTGTGGGATGTAGACTTTAGTAAGTTTAAAATATCAGATACTGTTGTGATGTCTCGTCTTGCTAACCCATCCAACCAAGGCGGTCATTCTCTCGACAACTGGGGCAAGGCTTTAGGTTTTCCTAAAGGTAACTTCAACGAGTGGAGTCACTTGAGTGATGAGATGATTACTTATTGCAAACAAGATGTTAGGATTAATGTGTTGGTTTATAAGAAGTTATCCGAACAGCTTGAGGATTTCAGGACTAGGGCTATCAAACTGGAGCATGAGGTTGCTGACTGTATCAATCAACAAAGAATCAATGGTTGGTTGATAGATGAACGCAAGGCTAACATACTATATGCTGGACTGTGTGAGAAGAAACAAAGTTTAATAGATAAGGTACACGAAACATTCAAACCTTTGCCTACCTTTGTTCCTTTGACAGACTTAAAGAACAAGTACAATGCTGATGGTATGTATTCAGTAGCTTATCAGAAACAGTTGGATAGAGGTGCGTTTTGGAAGACACCTAAAGAATGGGGATGTATAGAGTATCCTGAGTTTAACTTGGCTAGTAGGCAACAGATAGTTAAGTACTTAAAACATTTTGGTTGGACACCCACCAAGTTTACTGACAAGGGCAATGCTATTGTTGATGAGTCAGTACTCAAAGGTGTGAAAGAGATACCCGAATGTTCTTTGATTCTAGAATACTTTTTAGTTTCTAAGCGTGAAGCTATGCTTAAAAACATATTAGGTAAGATAGAAGATGACAACAGGATACACGGATATGTCAACACAAACGGAGCAGTTACTGGTAGAATGACACACTCTTCTCCAAACATGGCACAGATACCCGCCGTCAAGAAAGGTTCAGACGGCAACCTTGTTTGGGGATTGAGCGGTAACTACGGTGCTGACTTCAGAGAATTGTTTACTGTAGAAGATGGTTACAAGTTGGTAGGTTGTGATGCCAGTGGTTTGGAGTTAAGGATGCTTGCTCATTATATGAATGACAACGACTACACTAACGAGATACTGCATGGTGACATACACAGTAAGAACCAACTTGCGGCTGGACTACCAACAAGAGATAAGAGTAAAACTTTTATCTATGCTTTTCTCTACGGAGCGGGAGATGAGAAGATAGGAACTATCGTAGGAGGTGGTGCAAAGATGGGTAAACAAATAAAGAATGCTTTCTTAAACAGCACGCCAGCACTCAAGGTTTTAAGGGAACGTGTTGTGAGAGCATCAGATAAAGGATACATCAAAGGCTTGGACGGAAGAAAGATTTGGATACGCTCCGGACATGCCGCATTAAATTTCTTATTGCAAGGCGCGGGTGCAATTGTTATGAAAAAAGCCTTGACAATTTTAAATAACAGGGCTATAATGGAAGGCTTAGATTATAAATTTGTCGGTAATATCCACGATGAGTTTCAAACAGAAGTATTAGAAAGCCACTCTGAAAGGTTTGGTGAGCTTGCTGTTGACTCTATCAAGGAAGCCGGTCAATACTATGAGTTACGCTGTCCATTAGATGCAGAAGCAAAAATTGGTAATAACTGGGCGGAGACTCACTAATGAAAAAAGATATAAATACTTTAGTAGAAGATATAAATACTATATTTTCTGATGTAGGCAAAGGCAAGCCTATCAAATTGCCTGAACAAAAAGTAGACAAGTTGTTGGATGGTTTGAGGTCAGTCTTAAATGACTGGGCTACACCAAGAGAGAAATCAACAGGGCTTAGAATGTCCAATGTTGGTAGACCTAGTAGACAACTTTGGTATGACATTAAATCTAACGATGAGCAAGAAGACTTAGCTCCATCTGTTATGTTTAGATTCTTATATGGTCATGTAGTAGAAGAGCTACTATTATTTTTTGTAGACTTAGCCGGTCACAAGGTAGAGAACCAACAAGATGAAGTGGATGTTCTAGGACTTAAAGGACATGTAGACTGTATCATTGATGGTGTGGTTGTAGATATCAAAACAGCCAGTGACTATTCATTTAGAAAGTTTAAGGAAGGAAAGCTATCACAGGATGACCCGTTTGGTTATCTAGCACAGTTGTCTGCTTACGAGCATGGCTTCAATAAGAAAGGTGGTGGCTTCTTGGTTGCTAATAAATCATCAGGTGAACTTTGTTTATACAGACCTGATGAATTAGAAGTGCCTAACATTGAAGAGAGATTAGAGAAAGTTAGAGCAGAACTAAAGGAAAACTCGCCGCCTGAAGAAAGGTGCTACCCAATTATAGAGAAGGGTAAGTCAGGAAACATGGGGTTACATAACTCTTGTAAGTGGTGCAGACATAAGTACCAATGCAATCCTGATGTTAGAGTATTTAAATATGCCAATGGTTTTGAATACTTAACCACGGTTAAAGTTCTTCCTAATGTAGAAGAGATAATGTGGAGAGATGCATGAATGGACGCAAAGCAAAAGCAATAAGAAGACAAGCATTGCAAGAAATGATTGACTGGTACAAAGGGTTACTTGGTCCTGAAGAAGCAGACAAAGTTAGTAAGGATAACATCTTTGAACTTATACCTAAACAAACACACTACAGAGCGTTTGGTTCGTTTAAGTTGTCAACCTTTTCTTACAAGTGGTTTATCAAAACAATTAAGCGTGGGCTAGACCCAAAGGATTTTATTAATGATTAATGCAACAAGCGAACTAGAGAGAGATGTTATTTATTTTAAACTCTCTATAGATTCTAAGATAGGAGCGATGTCACTAGAGATTATAGATAACACTATAGAAGGTAGCGAAATTTCTAATATACTTTCACCTCTAGCCAAAGGCATAAGCATCATCTTAGAGGAAGACCCCGACTTGCTTTATGAAGCGGGAACAGAAGTATCTGATGGTGAATTTGTGGCTGGAGATAACGACACGGTACACTGATATGGGTAAAACAAAGAGACATCCTGTCACTAATAAAATGAAACACTCTGTTAGAAATAACAGAATGTGGAAGATGAAGATAGAGAAGGACAGGAAAAGAGAACAAAAGAAAACTGGAGACTTTAATGGAACAGATTATAATAAACTCAAATAACTTTATACCTTTGAGTTGGTTCATCGGATTCCTTGCTGTTGGTACTGGCATGATTTGGTATCAAGGAGTAAAGGCATACGACAAAGGTATACGAGAAGCAGTCTTGATGCACAGAGAAGGAAGATTAACTTATAGTGACTACAAAGACGAAGATGGAATCCTGATGGTGGATATACAAATAGCCCCGAAGGAAGATTAACATAACACATAACTGGAGATTTTTAAATTGAACACATTACCAAATGATTATCAAAACTTTATAGCGCTTAGTAGGTATGCTCGTTGGCTACCCGAAAAGAACCGTAGAGAAACATGGAAAGAAACTGTCGCTAGATATTTTGATTTCATGGAAGAACACTTGAAAGAAAATACTAATCAAGAATTAGTACCCAAAACTCGTAAGATTCTTGAAGAAGCTGTGCTTAACCTAGAGGTTATGCCTAGCATGAGAGCGCTGATGACCGCTGGTCCAGCCTTGGCAAAGAACCACATAGCCGGATACAACTGTGCTTATCTAAGCGTTGACCATCCTAAAGCTTTTGATGAGTGCTTGTTTGTTTTAATGCACGGCACTGGCGTAGGCTTTAGTGTAGAGAGACAACACATAAGTAAGCTACCCGAAGTACCCGAAGAGATGGTTGATGTAGAAGATGTTATTGTAGTACAAGATAGTAAAGAGGGATGGCAATCTGCGTTTCGTAAACTGATTACTTATTTGTATGATGGTGAGATGCCTAAGTGGGATTTCTCTAAAGTAAGAACGAAAGGTTCTAGACTTAAAACATTTGGCGGTAGAGCCAGTGGTCCTGAACCATTACTAGATTTGTTTAACTTCTCTACTAATATATTTAAAGAAGCGGGCGGTAGAAAACTAACCAGTTATGAGTGTCACAGAATGATGTGTAAGATTGCCGAGGTTGTGGTTGTAGGCGGTGTTCGTAGGTCAGCCCTTATCTCCCTATCAAATCTAACAGATGAGCGTATGCGTAACGCTAAGAGCGGACAGTGGTGGAGTGACACACCTGAGATGGCATTGAGTAACAATAGTGTATGCTATACAGAGAAGCCTGACATTGGTATCTTTATGAAAGAATGGACTTCTTTATACGAATCTAAATCAGGTGAGCGTGGTATCTTCAATAGAGAAGCCGCTATTAAACAAGTAGCTTCTATTGGTAGAAGAGACACAGACCATGCCTTTGGTTGTAACCCTTGTAGTGAAATCATATTGAGAGATGGACAGTTCTGCAACCTAACCGAAGTTGTTGTTAGAGCAGAAGACACACAGAAAGATATACTTCGTAAGGTAAGGCTGGCTAGTATCCTTGGTACGTTCCAAGCATCACTGACTAACATCAAACGCCTACGTCCTAAGTGGGTACATAATACAGAGGAAGAAGCATTGCTTGGTGTGTCATTGACTGGCATCATGGATAATAGTTTTATGAATGGTAGCAATACAGATAGAGGTTATTATGGTAAGAGAAGCTTGCCGGATTTCTTAACCGACCTCAAAAAAGAATCAGTTAAAACTAATGAGCATTGGTCAGAACTGTTAGGCATTAGTCAAGCTACTGCAACCACAGCCATCAAGCCTAGTGGTACAGTAAGTCAGTTAGTTGATAGCGCTAGTGGTATACATACTAGACACAATGACTACTACTTTAGAAGAGTCAGAGCAGATGCTAAAGACCCAATAGCACAGCTAATGGAAGACCAAGGCATACCTTGTGAAGCTGATGTTATGAAACCTAATAGTGTTAAAGTTTTTACATTCCCAATGAAAGCTCCTGAAGGTGCAGTACTTAGAAATGATAGAACTGCAATAGAGCAATTAGAGTTATGGCTTATGTATCAGAGATACTACTGTGAGCATAAGCCTAGTGTAACCGTAAGTGTAAGAGAGCTTGAGTGGATGGAAGTAGGAGCTTGGGTATACAAACACTTCGATGAAGTATCAGGTGTTAGTTTCTTACCACACTCTGACCACTCGTATCAGCAAGCACCTTACGAGGATTGCACTAAGAAAGAATACAATGAACTGGCTAAGAAGATGCCAAAGTCTGTTGACTGGGATTTGATTAGTGAGTATGAACTTACAGATTCAACTGTAGGTACAAAACAACTAGCCTGTACTGGTAGTGTATGTGAGTTAGTCGATTTAGTCGAAGAAGAAAGAGAAGTAGAGTAATAGACTAGCCGTTAATGTTAAACTAAAAAAGGAGAAAGTTATGTTAGAGAAAATTAAAAATGCTGCCGATGGTGCGATAGATGTCGGTATCAAGTTAATCAGCTTATCAATTGTATTACAGATTATTTTCGGTGCGAAGGTTGCCTTCTTAACTGGAAACGTAATCGGTTCTATACTTGATATAGTTTGGACTCTAGGTAATGCTGGACTTGCGGGATTGATTGCCGCTGGAATTGTCTGGAAATTACTTGACAAGGACATCACCGATAACCTAAAATAAGGGGTGGCTGATAAGCCTAATAAAAAATCTTGGGGTCTCGTCCGCATGGATGAGACTTCCAAGCTCTACTACACAATGAAACTTAAACGTAAACAAATATCTCCAAGGTTTTGGAGGAAGGATTGGAATAAATGAGCGAGAACATAAAAGTTCAATGGAATGAAAATAGAAAGAAAGATAATGTAAACCCTGCACATTATCAAACAGGGAGTATAGAAGTAATAGATTTTATACTTGACCAAAAGATGAGTTACTTAATTGCAAGCGCAACAAAGTATCTATGTCGTTACCCACATAAACACAAAGCGGGCGAAGGAAGATTGGATGACCTAAGAAAAGCAAGATGGTTCATCGAGAAACAAATAGAACAAATTCTCAGAGAGGAGAATATAAAATGAAGAGCAAAGGTATCTTACCTCTGCCTACTTATACAAAAGGTAGAGGAGTTAAGAAAAAAACTAACCTGTTGAGTCTCAACGTGTTTAGAAACCTGCACCATTTTTCAAAAAATAAAGTTAAGCAAGACTATGCTGATACCATAAGAGAGTTTGTAAAAACTCTTCCTAAATATAAAACCATACAGCCTAGTTATAAGTTATACTTTAATAACAATAGGAAAAAAGATTTAGATAATTATACTTTTCCTATGCACAAATTCTTAATGGATACTCTTGTTGAAGAAGGTATTATAGAAGATGACCATTACGATTATGTAACTGAAATCACCACGGAGTTTGGTGGTATTGATGAGAACAACTGCGTTGTTGTCGAAATAAAAGGAGAAGAACTTGTCACTGAATAAGAGCAAAGACATTAAAGAGATGCGTAAGTTTGATGTTGATTTAGAGTTTGGACAGACATGGGAAAAGTACACAGATGAAATGTTTTCCGGTGCTAAGAAGTGTGAGATAAAAACTGAAAGAGATACTTGGGCAAAGACAGGAAACATCTGCATAGAAGTAAAGAGCTACGGTAAGCCATCAGGGTTAGCCGCTACAGAGTCTGAGCTTTGGGTTCAGAATTTGGTTAAGGATGGTGAGCTTGTTTGTAGTTTAGTATTTAACACAAAGAAACTAAAAGAGATAGTCAAATCAATGGACACTCGTGTAGTCATGGGAGGAGATAACAATGCTTCTAAGCTACACTTAGTATCTTTGAGAAAACTAATGGAGGAATTTTTGAAATGAGTACGGCAATAACTTTAATAGTTATATTTATACTTACTTTTTTGATTGGGGCATACTGGCATGACAACAGAAAAGATAAATAAAGTAAAAGAATTAAAAGAATTAGAAGACAAGTTGCTTAATGTAAACAGAGGTATACTTGCTTTAGAGTTTGATGCTATGAATCAAATAAAGAATGAGCCTTATCTAAAACAAATGTACTTGCTTAGATATGCATATGAAAAAGATATCAAGGAGATTAAGAATGGCTAAAGCCTCACAAAAAAAGCAAGCTAATCTTGTGGGATTTAAGATTTTATTGGATAAAAGCGGTAGACTTACCGCGGAGATGTCGGGGTTACCCTTAGAACATTTGGAAACAGCATTTAAGAATCATCCCAACAAGCACGTTTATGGCGCACTTATTCGTTTAGTCAACAACAGAGTAGGGGAGATGGTAGAAGACATCGAGAAACACCTCTCAGCTATCTAGAATCACCTGCCACCTGTTACTAGTTTACCGGTGACTCCATAATTCCTTCTACTGCCACCGCGAGAAGGGGTGGGTTTTGTTCTCGTTCTATTGCCAGCTCTAGACTGAGAGCCTTGTCCTGTATAACCTTTACTTCCTTTGTTATCTACAGTAACATTAGAGTAAGTCTTCTCTTTTTGTTTCTGTACTTTTTGTTCCTGTGTTTTTTGTTTCTGTTGAGCTTCTTGTTTAGCTTGTGCTTCATCCCTAGCTTTAGCTTGTGCTACTGCTTGAGCATTCTTAACTCTAAGTTCTTCCATCTTGTTAGTTCTATTAATTCTATCTTCTCTTCTATCTCTCTTATTACTAAGAAGAGAATCATTAAAGCTTACACCAGAACTATAATACTCAGGAGTGCCAAACTCTATACCGTACATTTCTTCTGGAGAAGGAGCTTGTGCTGTTCCCGGATTTAACAAAGAAAGATAAGGAGACGCTTTTGATATAGCACTAGCGCTTCTACCTACTAATTGTCTTGTTAATGGGTCTGGTCCTGTTGCAAACATGCTAGGAGTAAAAGCTTTAAGGGGTCTTAAGGTACTTAGTCCTGTCTTACCTGCTTTAAATGCCGCGTCACTTCTAGTTAATTGCTTAAGAGAATCTTTACCAAGAGTTTTCCAAGACGCTTTATCTTCTCCCGGTATCCTAACATTCTTTCCTCTGTTGAACCATTCTCCTAAGACACCACCACCTGCGGCAACAGCGCCTGTCTCTGCTAACTTGGTTGCTTCTGTTGTAGGGATGTCTAAGTTAAACTGACTGTCGTATGCTTTGTTGTAAGTATCGGTTATTCTTTCTTTGATTCCGGCTTGATTGTCAGGGTTCTTTAGAATCTTGTTGAGGTTATCTAGGTTAGCACTTTGCTCAAGCCATAGATTTTCTACTTGTTCTCTGCTAGGGTTAGTGCCTAAGTCTGCAAAGCTTTTGTTTACTGCTTTGATGATAGAACCTTTAGCAATCTTACCGGCAAAGTTAAACTTCATTCCGTCTATCTCACTGAGTATGTAGTCTCTTAGTCCATCTATAGGGTTAGTTACTTCACCGCCCTCTGCATATCTTCTTCGGTATCCTTGCCATCCCGGACTAATCTTTTTATCTTTCTGTCTCTCCAGTTCTAACAAGTACTCCGCCCACTTCTTGTTCCTCATTCCTTGTGTTATCTTTCTTCCGGCATTCTTTAACTCTTCTTGAGATACTAATCCACCTCTTCTATAGAACTTAACCCTTCCTGATTTAAAAGCTTCAACCATTTCAGGGCTTATGTCTAAGTAAGAATTTTTTTGGTTTTCTTTTATGTTTGGGTCAACCTCTAATCTTTGATGTTCTTCGGGAGTCCAATTGTCATCAAAAGCAATTATAGTTTTACCGCTTTTAGAGTTGTATTGGTTAGCTAATCGTTGAGCATAACTAACCATTTTGTTATCATAAAGACTAGCAAACATTCTTTTGTTAGCTCCTTCAGGAATTTTAACTGTTACTTTTTTATCAAGAGCCTTATTATATTTTTCAATTTCCGTAGGTCCTTTTTTCCAACGCTTTACTTGCTCATCTGAATTTGTCCAAGCTATTTTTTTATATCCTCCTTCAACAGCCATTTGAATTGCTACTCTCATTCCAAGCTCATGCCATTTATTTTTTGAAGGCATCTTAGGAACAGCACTTTCTAGTTTAGACACTGCCATTCTTTTCTTTTCAATTATATTAATTTCTCTATTCATGTTTTCAAAGCTGTCGAGCGACACTAATTTTTTCCAGTACTCGTTGTCATATTCAAAATCTTTGTTTGCATCTATTTGTTCTTGAGATGGTGCTAATTCGTTTGTTCTAAATACAGTTCCTCCCATTGAATCATATATTCCAGAATATGCATCTCTTTTAACTATTTCAAAAAACAAAGAAAAGTTTTTCAAAGGGTCAATGCCATTATATATATGACCATATGCTTTGCTAAACTTATTTACTAAGTCATCAATCTCTGTGTCTTCACTTTTGTAAATATCTTTAAGAAGATTAACTTCTTCTGTGTAGTCTAACTTTTCAAAAGGCTTTAAAAATTGTCTAAAGTTAACTCCTTTTTTAACCGGCAATACATCTTCTGGAAATTGTTCTTTTAAGTTTGTTCTAAATTCAGAGATTATTTCCTTGGCAGTTTTTTTATTTTTTACTGAGCTGTCTAACAACATAGTATTTGCTTTAATTAAATCATCTGAGTTTTTCCATCCTCTTTTTTCTCCAGCTTCTAGCCAATCAGATTGTAACTCTTCTATAAACAAAACTGTGTCTCCATTAGAGTCTTTTCTTTCTGTAGTTCTAAAATGCAAAGCAATGTTATCAATGTTCCAATGAGAGTTAGGATAACCACCAATTAATTTAGTATCTCCAAAAACATCTTTTCTTTGTGGAGAGTCTATAATAATTAAAGTTTCTTTATAGGTTTCCCAAGGCATAGCATCTGAATAACCATTTGTAACCATTTCTGATAAAGCAAATTTTGTTTCTTCTTCATCCTTGGGATTTCTAGATTTTATAAAAGCTTGTGCTTCATTCAAAGTAGATTCGTGTTGATATTCTATAGCCATAGACAAAACATTTCCCGTTTCATTTACTTCTTGTATTTTAATGTCGTATCCATTATCATCATTTCCTGTAACTGTGTATTTTTCAGTATCTCCGTTTCTAGTATCTGCTGTAATAGTCCAAATATATTCTGGAGAGCCTTCAATATAAGCAAGGGAAAATTTAGCAGATGCTTTTTCTAAAGCTTTAACATATTTAGAATCTAATTCTTTCTGTACAAATTTAATTTTTTCTTCTGGTGCATAGCCTCTTAAAGGAACTTTTGAAGCTCCTATATTGCTAGTTCCTAAATCGTCAGCTTCAGCTTGAATTTCTTTTATTCTTATTTGGTTAGCTTTTTTTGTTGCTTCATAAATAGCATCTACTATTTCGGTTTGTGAGTACTCGCTATTTGTTTCTTTTAAATAGAAATCAAAAGATGGGTTGTTTATTTGAGAAGGATACGGAAGGTCAGTAGTTATTTTATTAGGTAAGGACACACCAGCATCTAAACGAATAATCATATCCGTTATAATATCGTTTATTATTTCTTCATATATTTCTTTACCATTAGCTATAGCTTTTTTTGCTGTTTCTTCTGAAGTAAAAGGTCTTCCATTAGCATTTTCAGGAAGGGGTCTACCATAAATAACACTATCAGCTAGTATATGTTCAGGAGTTAGTTCAATGTCAGCTTTATTTTGAGTAGAAAGAGTAATCTTATCCATTGTATTTATTAATGAACCTTCATTAAATTTATCCATTAATTCTGTTCTAGTTACAGGCTTTCCTTTTTTTATGTTTTCTTGTAAAAAAGTAAGCATTCCTGAATCTCTCATTTCATCCCAAACAACTGAATTATTTTTAAAATAATTCATAACATCTTGAGGATTGTTTGTTTCTTGTCTCATGTTAAATAAAGCTTCTTGTAATTTAGAATACATTCCATATTTATTAGGCGGCGCTTTTTTAGAGTTGTCTTCTTTTACACTTCTTGTTTTTTCAGCTTCTTCAGCTGGTACAATTTCTCCGTCACTATAAAAAATTCTTGTATATACATCAGCACCGGTTTCTTTTTCTATTTCATTCCCGTCTTTATCTTTTCTTTTGTAAGTAGCTCTAGTCTTAACCCAGCCCTCACTTCTTTTCGGTGCGTTGTTATCTTCTAGCTGAGAAGTAATTCCTTTAACACCCGCAGTAGCTGTAGTAGTAGTACCAGACATAGACAACGCGGCAACACTAGCAACATACTGTCGCTGTGCCTGTAGTATTAACTTGTCTGTTTTGGATAAGTCAGGGTTCATTAGTGCTTCATCTAAACCAGCATACCAAGCAGTCATAGACTGACCAAACTCTGCGGCATTCTCACCTATCAGTTCTCTAGTGCCGTAGGCAATAGCATCTTGCATAAACCCATCGCCCTTA